CAAGTTTTAACTGTAAATCTGAATATAACTTTATATATGGATCAAAAAACCTACTCCAATCAACATCTTGTGATGGAGTATCGTTTTCACCTAATCTATAAGATAATGAAGACTGGTACTCAGAGATATAAAACTTAACCTCTTCGTTATCTTCTTTGTTTTTCACTAATTGTTCTTTTAAACCCATTTCTTTTTAATTTTAATTGGTAAGCGCTTTTTCAACGTTAAAACTTTTAGTCAAATTTCCATCAACATCTGTAAATCCAGATCCTACAGAATCAGCTAAACCACCTATACTACTAGCTATATCACCTATTGCGTTAGCTTTTTGCATTGAAGCTCCGTATTCACCTTTTTTAGCTGTGTTATAACTTTGCCTAAGAAAGCTCATTTTACTATTGTCTCTTCTTTCTTGTGCATTAAACTTAAATGTTCTACCTTGAGCATCTGCCGTTTGCATTCTTCTGCCTTCTTGTATATTTACGTTTTGTACTCTAACTTGCTCTCTAGTTTGTGCAGCTTGCAATCTTTCTTCACCACCTGCTCTTAGTTTTTCATTAGCAACCTCTTGTTGTTCTATACTAGCTGAAACACCTTTTTTACTTTGTAACGCGGCTTGAGCTAAAGCAGTTGCACCACCAGCGCCAGCGCCTGTAGCTCTTATTGTATCTAAAGTATTTGCTAACGCAATATCTGCTTCTTCTATCTGCATTTCAGCAGCTGCAGTAGAAACACTTAAGCTAGCATATGGGTTACTTAAGTTACCACTAAGATCTTTAGCCATAGAACTTAAGTTAGCAAAGTTATCATAAGGATTAATTACTTTTTGTCTTCCTTTTTCAAGACTAGCCATTTCAGCTGTAGCCTTTTTTCTATCAGCAGCATATCTTCTCTGGTTTCGCTTAGCAGCTGCTCTTTTAGCAAACCCACCAATTACACCGCCAATTGCACTAAATAATCCCATAATTTATATTGTTAATATGATGATTCAACAGTGTTACTTGACACTGCGAATAATTCTTTTTTAATATTGCTATAAGTCGTATTGTTAAGTTTCATTTTAACAGTAGACCAAAATCCTTTTATACCAGAAATATCAGCTCCCCAAACCACCTCTCCTGTTTGCCCTGCACTTGTTGATATTGGTTGTTGTAAGTTTGCAAAAAACTTATTTTCTTTCTTTTTAAATTTTAAACTAAACAATTCTTGTTCTAAAGCTTGCATGGTTGTTGCTTGGGCAAAAGCACCTATTGGTAAACTAGTGTCACCAGAACTTGCTATCATTGATTGTAGTTCCCATCCTGTTGCACCTTCATAATTTATTGTTTTAAAACTTTTAATAACAGAAGGTTGAGAGTTTAATATTAATGTAACATCTGAATTATAAACTGTCCCGTAGAAACTTCCAAAATTATTATCAACATTAACCGTATTTTGATAGTGTTTCCAAGGTTTGCCACCATAAAAACTATAAAAACTACTATTTAAACTAGTTGTAAAAGTTGGTTTAAAACTTAAAAAACTTGTCCAACCCTGTACTCCTTCATCAAAACTAGCTGTTGTATAGTCTTTATCTAAAACACCATCTCCATCAGTATCAAAAATATTTTGAGTGTACTGTATAGATAAAACATACATGTTAGTATGTTCATCAAAACCTCCTATAATTTTACTAATAACACTATTACCCTCTGAATTTGTTTGTGAAAGTCTATCTCTAAAATAATCATGCATACCATATGATGATATTTCAATAATTTCACCACCAGTAGACAATCTTAATACTGCATTTCTTTTTCTATCAGTAAAATATTTTCTATAACCATATACCGCAAAACTAAATGGATCTGTGGATATACCATATTCACCTGCAAAAGGTATTATTTGACCTATAACCATTCTACCTGAAGCTGTTAAAGCTTGACCTTCAGCTGTGTATATAGCATCTTTATCTATTAAAGCTCTACTAACTTTATCTTCTTGAAATATAATTAGGTTTGTATCTTCTGCATATAATTTTTGTATAGAACCATTAGCAGGATCTACAGATCTAGTTATTTCTTCTGCAACAGAAAATTGATTAGTTTGATTAACACCAGTTCTAGAATTAAATATACCAGAGTATATCATAGTGTTAATTCTATTTTGTTGCTGTGGATATTGTTCTGCTATATAAGCTTTTACACCTAAATCTACTGTTAAATTATTATAACCACCTCTAATTCTAGATTCTTCTATATACCAGTCTTCCGCTGGAACAGATGTATAAGCTCTAGGAACATTATTATACGGAGCTGTAGGTGCCGAGGGTGTTTCATTTACTACATTTTTAAGCTTTTTAAGCCAAAATGTGTTAAAATAGTTTAATTCTAGAGTTGTAGACATAATTTTATTATCACTTATTTTACTACATTATTACTTAAGATGGGCAGTTTGTAACAGCTATAACTTTTCCGGTGCCGCCTTGTTCTATTTGGAAATATAATCTATCTGTTCCAGTACCAGATCCATAGCCACAATTATAAGTATAATAACCGCCTACAGCTAACGCAGAATTTTGCGCGGGACCAACAGCTATAATATCATTAACTTGAGGTGAAGCGTTATTTGTTGTTCTATTGTAATAAAGATTATCACCACAAGAAGGATCTTGAGCTCCATTTAGTGGACAAGCTTGCGGTAGATTACCCTGTTGATTACCAGCAGAAAATTCAAAACCTACAGTAGTTGAAGCGACTACAACTCTTTGATTAGCTTCTATATATTCAGCTCCAGTTCCACCATTTGCATCTGTTAGTCTAATAGTAAGATTATAGGTAGTTGCAGCGGCTCCTGATTGTGAAATCACACCTGTATTAGCGTCTATAGAAAAATAACCACTAGAATTACCAGAACCGGTAATACTCCACTGTAATTGTAACGTGTTGTTGCTTGTGTCAGACGAACCATTAACCCCTGTTAACGTGGCTATTGTACCTGAAGTTGCTGTGTTATTGTTTATAATAGGCAATTGACCATTTGTAACATTATTTATAGTGGGTTGAGAGTTAGATAAACTACCAGCTAGTTGTAATGTACCAGAAGTTATACCACTACTATTTGTAATGTTCATTGTTAAAGTAAAATTATCATCAACGGCACTATTATTATCATAAACAAATGGGCTTGTTATTTTAAAACTATAACCATTTGTTGTAGCGGTTGTATTAACAGGTTGTATAGCTGCATTAGTTGTTGTATAGTTTGTTAAAGTTGTATTGTTTACTTGAGTACCATTACCATCTACAGGTTGAACGCTTGATAAAAAAGTAGCTCCTGAAGCGGTAGATTCTGGCTGAGTCCAAGTGTATGAACCAAATCCACCAACACCATCAAAATCTGTTGCAACAGCAGCATTTAAATCTGCTATCAACCCAACGGTTGCTGTTTCCCAGTATATATCCAACAAAGATTCAACGGGTTCTGTTTCGTAAACAGCTAAATGAGGTACCATACTACTTGTGTTGCTAGATGCTACACCTATATCTTGAGACGTGGATAATCTTGCAATCAATGGATTTGTATCTAATTGATAAACACTATTTTGTCCTACTATACTTAATGTAGAGTATAAATTAGGAGCATTGCTACCATCACCAAAATATTCAAAAGCCATGTTAGAATCAGAAGCGGTAGATATACTTATTGCTGTATCTTTTAATGGTATTACATTTGTATTAGTTCTTGGATAAAATTGTTTATTTGTTGTTAAAGTGTTTTCAACTCTACCAAATAATTCAACAGAACTTCTAAACTGTCTTTGTTCTGGCCCTATCTCTGTTAAATCTCTAGGAACTTTATTTATATTGTCATTTAATAAAACTATATTAGACGTGTTTGTAGCATCTGGAAAATCAACTTTAGGTGAAACACCTGTTTGGTCAGGATAACCTTTTATTATGCCAGGAAGATAAACATTGTAATACTCTTGTTCCTGTTGTTTTACTACAACCTTGTATGAATACCAACCTTTTTCATTTAATGTATAAGCATACTTAATATCAGAACCTGGATTACCTGTAAGCTCATAAATTTCTTTATTTACCATACCATCACAAGTAACCGTATAAAAACCATTACCATCAACAGTAGGTGTAATAGTTACTTGCACAAAATCTTTATATTCACCTCTAAGATAATCGTATCTTTGAGGTATATTTGTAGTGGTGGTTGGTTTAAATATATAAGTAAAAGGACTAGTAAGACTAACCGTAGCAGTATTTCCTACTACGTCAAAACCACCACCTCTTGGATTAGCATATAAACCAGGTATATCTGGTGTAGATGATGTTGTAGGTGCAGTTATACCATCACCTTCTACAATAATTCTTAAAGCATCTCCAAACCAATCTTTTATAGTTGGAGAGGTTTCATTAGCAGGATTGTAAGGACTATATACGGTAGAACCACCATATGCAACACCACCAACAACCGTTGTTGTATCTTTTATATTTGATAAAATTACAGATGATTGTCTTCCAAATTTATCAGCTAAAACAAAACCAACTTGGTAATTTCTATTTTGTTTAACAGAGTGATTAGGATATTCTGCCCAATTAGCGTATTCAGCAGTTGTAAATTTTGGAGCTACAGCTGTTTTGTATTGTATAAATTCTGGTGGAGTGTATTTGTCTTTAAAATTACCATATATAATTCTGTTGCCCGCTGTTTCTTGAGATTGGGCTAAAACTGGTACTTTATCAAAAACTCTTGTTGTTTGATTTTCAGGTAAAGTTCTAAAAGGTTTAGATGATTGATATTTATAAGTAAACACATTGTTAACCGTTGTATTAACAACAGTACCTAAAGCTACTGTATCAACAACTTTAACGGCTCTACTATCAGCTTCTTTGTATAATATATCTATAGCTTTTATTTTATATGAACTGCTATTTAAATTACTTAAATTACTTATATTATCTGGTAAAGTTATAAGTAAATCTATGTTTTGCACACCATTTTCCATAAACTCTAATATAGTACTTCTGTATGCTTCATCTTCATTACCATTCAAAAAATAACCTTTTTGTTTAGGAATAAAAGTTATGGGAGTAAAAGGTGCCATAATAGAATATTCTCCATCATCATACTGAAACCTATAACTAAATCTAACAAATCTATCTTCTAAATAATCAGGATCACCAGGCCAGTCAGTTGCGGCTGGCATTGCTGTTCCTTGAAAAAATGGTGATATTTCTTGCCCTGTCATCATAGGGTTTAAAAAATATAGTTTATCAGTATTTTGAATAACTTGAGAAGGAGCAACATTAAGAGTAACCGTTGTTCCTACGTTGCTAACTACATATAAATATTCTGTAGGTAATATCTCATCGTTGTTAGTATTATTTGTACTTACTAGCAACATGCCTGGTTTTATTAAAGCGTTAGCACTTGCTAAGGTTATAGCTGTTGTTGCTGGGTTTAAAGTTGTAGCTCCTGTAACTTCTATTTTTTCTAATAAACTTATAGGTTCATAAGGATTATATTTAGCAACAGATATTTGAGATTCGTTATTATAATAATTAACTGTAGTTGCAGACTGAACATTTATTTTTCTAGGTTGATTTCTATTATCTGTAAAAAATAATAAATTTTCAATTAAACTTATACCAGTTATAGGGTTGTCAGTATGAAAATTTAAAAAACTTCCAGTGACTAAAACTTGCCAACTAGCTGGTTGCGTAAATTGAAAAATATAATGACTTGTATTATCAGTAGTAAAATAAAAAATTCTATTATTATTTTCATCTACAAAAAAACCAATAACAGTTTGACCATTTGGATAATTTGTTGAACTGCTTAACGCCAGTGAATTACCTAAAATAGTTTCTAATGCACCTATATCACTATCTTCAGATTTACCCACAGATATATTATTTGCATCTCTATACTCACCGTTAGGAATTAATCTATCATCTAAGTCCTTATTCATTTTGGACTTTAGAAAACTATTTTTAATTTCTGCCATGTTTAATATTTAATCCATTTAGATTGGTTTCTAAACACTTGAACTATTTGATCTAGTTTTATATTTGATAATCTTATCTTAGCATTTCTTAATTTAGCACTTCTTTCTCTTTTAAATCTTTGTACGATATATTCTTGAACACCTACACTAGTTGAAAGTATAGAGTATAATATGTGAGAATATAAAGCTTCTTCAGCTAATTTAGGTATTTTAACATCCAAGTCATAAGCATTACCATCAGATATGTATTCTAACACTATTAGCTTATCTTTTAAATCACTAGAAAAACCAAACTGACCTCTTCTGTCATCTATAACAAACCAACCGTTTCTTTGGCTTGTAACAGGGTTTAAGCCATATCTCTGGCCTAACGCATTGTTATAATAGTTTTGCCAATATAAATCAGCTACATTGTAATCGTTTAGAAATGCACCACTTAATTTTCTAGGATTATTATCACTCCAAGCTTTTTCTGTTTGCGATGTACCTTCTAAATTAGAATCAAAATTATCTTGTGTTGGTGAACCTGAATTATCTTGTACAGGGTTCATGTAAGGTCTGAGTGTTAATTCATTAGCTGGATATATAGTGTGTTGAACACCCATTTGATCGATCCACGAAAACCTAACATAATTAACATAATCTTGAGGTATAGTTAAAGTTAAACTTAAAGGTACTGTTAACTCTTGTGAACGCACGCTTTTTAATGTGTCATAACTAAATTCTTGTAAACCACGTTTAGCGTGAAATATAACATCAGTTCTTTTTACACTAGGTATAAGTTTACCAGCTCCTACGTATGCTATCAGAAAGTTATCAATTACATCATCAAGGCTAGTATACTCATAATTACCGTAGTTGTTTTCTATAGCAGATTCTATTAATTGTATTTTTACATATGTACCTAATGGTAAATAAGATTTTACAGTAACTATATTGTTAACTTCTGTATATGGTTCTGCAAATTTAAACACTAACGGTGCGTTTGCAGGTATTTGAATAGCTACAGCGCACGTAGATGTTGTTGTAGATAAAACTTGAGTTACAGTTCCATATGTAGTTGTTCCGGCTGAGTTCTGTATTAACATGCCAGCGACAATATTAACGTTAGCTGCTGTAATTGTTAAAGTTGAATTACCCACTACAACGTTGGCGTTTACGTTAATAGCTGTTGTTTGAGAACTATCAGGCGTTAATTCAGTCCAAGTTAAAGCATCTGGACTAGTAAACATGTGAAAGTTATTTAACCCATACTGTGCGCTAGCCTTGTCTGAACTACCATATATTAAATCAGTATTAAAAGTACTAGTAAATGTTTTACCTGCACCTGCTGCGTCTATATAAAACTGCTGAGCTCCAGCGTAATATTGTCTATTTGTTTCGGTGATTAATCCACCATCTGGTCTAGGCATATTTTATTAACTTTTTTGATTAATATTTTCTTTTTGTACTTGTGCCGCAGCTACTTGTATAATTTCTGGATTTTGAATAACAACACCAGCGTATAAAAGTATTTTTAATATAAGCTCTGTTTGATCAACCGAACTAATTTCAAAATTATAAGAACTTGATGCCTGGTAAGAATAAGCATTGTTAACAGTTGAAAAACCCCATATAGGTGGAATAGGTTTTCTTATATAAGAAACCATGATACCACTTGTTATTGATTCTGGTGAAACTATTATTCTATTATTTTCATAAACATATATTGGATATGTTGATGTAGGTTTTGTTAAATTAGAACTTAACAAATGATATAACTCTGTTCTTGTAACTCTTTCAAGTTCTTGAGTTGGTTTAGCACCAGCTGTATAAAATAAATTACCTAATTTATAGAATTGATTAGCGTATAAGTTTATTATAATTGTATCTCCTACTGAAGGTGTGCTTGATAATGTTAAAACAGCACCATTTAATGTAAAATCTACCGAGTTTAATAAAACTCCATTTTTAAAAACTTCACATATTCCACCACTATTAGATAAAGTTAATGCATTACCTGTTAAAGTATATGTTGGAACAGCTGGATTGGGAACCGTAAAAGATTGTGTTGCGGATGTTACTGGTTGAGTGAAGTTAGTGTTGTTAGAAACACCAAAACCAGGTAAAGTAAAAGTACTTGTTGCTGTGTTATTAACAAAAATAGGTACAGCTGTATCAAATTTTTTAAATATAGAAAGCTTTGCATCAAGACTAGAAATTCTATCTGCATAGTCTGTATCTGTTTGTGGCACACGTATTTGTTGGTTTAAACTATCGAAATATGCTTCAAAAATTTCTAATTGAGCTTGAGCACCTGTTTTATTAAACTCAATAGGTGTCATATAACCCCTTTGTTCTTTGTTTAGTATTAATAAAACGGTTTGATATACAGTATTTACGTTTATTGCCATTTTAATATTTTAGTTAATAGTGTTAAGGGCCACGGTAGTGACCCTTCACTATAATTATAGTCACATATTATTGTAACTTTTTATTTATTGTTTTAAAAACTTCTACACCTTCATCAGTTTTAAACCAAGCAGCTAAAGCTGAATACGGTTGTTCATCAAAAGGTATTGTCATTAGTTTTCTATCATTAGTTCCCCAATGGAACGTTCTTTGATCTTGAGATATTTTAATTATCCCTTGTTCTACAGCTTTAATACCTACGTTTCTTAATCCAACGTTTTCATCATTAGCTATTGCTATAAATCCTGCTGGATTTTTCTTAGCCATTAAAAGCAAATCTCTTTTAATCTCTTTAGAACTCATTTCACTAACCGCAGATCCTTTTTCTACTCTTAACACAGATTCTGCTTGATCAATATCCATTTGTTTAGCAGCTAATAAAGCTTCTATTTCAAAGTTTATTTCATCTATTTCATCAGTTGCTATAACCTCTGGTTTAAACTCTGCATAAACATGACCTTTTCTTGGGTGATATAATGAAAGTAATTTTTGTAAATTTTGTTTTTGCTTTGGAACAAACAACATTCCTTCTTCAAATATAACGTGACCTAATGTAACCTCTCCTTTTTGTTCGTCTACAAATGGCGAGTTTTGATTAGTTGCGTATCTTAATTCTCTTTGTTCACCTGTTGATTCATCAAAATGTAACAATGGGTATCTTCTTGAGTGTCTTGTTCCTAAAGTATATGTTAAAGGTGATACATTATTTGTTAAAAAATATGTTCTATCCTTGATCTCCCATTCAGGGGCTAATTTTTGTTTTGTCTTTGACATGATATAATATAATATAATTAATAAAAAAAATAAAGGGCTAGGCGCCGAAGCGCCTAACTCTTTAAAAGTAATTCTAGCTTTGGAATAACACGAAGTTATTAGCAGCTTGAGTAACTAAACATCTCTCTGATAACCAGTTTACGATCATCGAGTCAATTTCAGAAGTGTAAGCACCACCAGCAGTACCAGTGATCCAGTTTTTGTATCTTCTGTCATCTCCTTGAGAAGCTCTATATCTTACGTGTAAGAATGGTCTTCTAATGTTTGTACCTAAAATTTGGTCATAAACTGTAGAAGTTCCCGCAGGAATTAATACACCATCGATATTGTTTACAGCTACTGCACCTCTTGTTGAAGCGTCATTTAAGTATTTCCAGCTAGTTTTGTAGAAGTCATAAGAACCTCTTCTGAAACCAGAGAAACCTAAATTTAAAGCCATATCCTCAGAATTTTCAAATAAACCGTAAGCAGTTCCACCAGATTGTCCAGCAGAAATTTGGCTTAGCATGTCATCAAACTCTAAGTCTGTATCTCTATTTAAGAATAACATGTTTTCTTCAATAGCACCTTGTGTGTCAAGGTTTTTAAGTATTTGATCGAAATCAGAAATACCTGTAGCACCTTGGAATCCACTCATGATATTACCTCTATTAGTAATAGCTTGAAAAAGACCTTCAGTACCGTGAGCATTTATAGACCCAGCAGCACCATTAACTCCAGAGAATCCTGGAACATTAGCCTGTTGAGCAACAAAACCACCATTAGCATCAGCTAGTTCACCTTCAACCATTGCCATCTCTAAGTAATCGTCAAAACGTAATCTTGTTTCAGACTCAGACTTTAAATACCATAAGTATCCTGATGTTCCATCTTCTGTAGCAACTTCTACCCATCCAATCTGTGCCATATCAGAACCATTGATTTCAAATCTATCTTTGATAATGATTGGTTGATTAGAGTATTGAGTAAATTGTGGCTGTACTGAGAAGTTTCCGCTTCCAGTTCCTTTAGCAAATAAAGAACCATAAACGAATATCTTAAGTCCAGCAGCACCTGCAGCAGCAGCAATACCTAAAGTATCCCAGTTAGCAGCAGTAAATGGATAAGCAGTAACGTTAGTTAAAGCACCAGCAGCAGCTACAGCACCTACAACACCTTTTAATGTAACACCAGTAGTTGGGTTCATTACAACGATAGTATCGTTAGGAGCAATTGCATTCTTAATAGAAGCTGCACCAACAGCAGCGTTAGTAGGTACACTGAAAACGAAAGTTCCAGCACCAGGTCCTGTTAGTGTACACCCTGTGTAAGAGATGTGTAATCTATTTTGTTCAGACCAAATTACTTGATCAGATGTCATTGGCATTTCAGCGCCAACCATTTTTAAGAAACCAGATAAAGTTCTGTTTCCATATCTTTCTACCTCAGCTTCATATACTTCAGGTAAATACTGTTGTGCGAAATCATTTGCACCTGCAGCAGCAGTGTTAAACGCTAGGTAGTTATTAGCTAGCGGTAGTTGAGTTTGAGAAGGTACTATACTTCCAAACACCGGAGCGATTTGTCCCATAATTAATAATTGTTTTAGTTAAATTTTCTTGTTTTAATTTTCAATTTTGAAGAATCAAGACCACTGATCGATTTAACTTTTAATCCACCAATATAAACATCACTTGGAGCAGCAGCTCTAGCTTCATTGCTTATATTTTTAGATTTAGCAGCAACATCTCTTACAGCGTCAGCTTTACCTTGCTCGTAAAAATGTTGTGCAATAGTATCTGCGTTTTCAGCGGCATACATAGCTTTGTGATAACCTTGAACATCTGTTACATCTCCTTTATCGTTTAAGAACTTCTTAATTATATTAGAAATATTTGATTGGTTATCTGCAACTTCACTAGGGTTTTTAACTCCATATCTAAATTTCTTTTCTCCTAATTTAAAATCAAAACCTTTGAATTCATTAGTAAAATAATCTTTAGTATTAGATTTAAAAGTTTCATGCTGTTGCTGAGCTACATCTTGCTCTTCGTTGTAGCGATTGAAAAAATCCATAGCCTTTTTTTGTTCTTGAGTTACTCCGGGTCTCAACTTGATTTCGTCGTAATATTGACTCTTTAAACCATCTAAATGCTTACGGGCTTTTGCAACCTCTTCTTTGTATGCAAGTTTCTTCTTACGAATATCTCTTGCTTCATCTAACTCTTCATCATATTGAAAATTATCTTCCATAAGAAAACTAATTTCTTCTGAATCTAAGTGAGATTTAGTCTGTTTATAATACTCTTTTAATAAAGTATCATTATCTACATTAGAATAATCAGCGTTTAATCTAACATAATCTTCTAATGTTCCACCTGTTTCTTTCATAAAGTCTACGACTTTTTCAATGTTTTCAGGTAGATTAATATCTTGTTTAGGTAATTCATCAGATACTTTAGCCACTGGCTTTTCTGATGTTTGTACCATTTCTTCACCTATGTTTATAACCTCTTCTTCTTCAGGTTTTTCTTCAATTATCTCTTCAATAACTGGTTTTACTTCTTCGGTGGACCGTACTTCTTCAGCCACTTCTTTGCTGTCGACACTGTTTTCTTGCTTTTCGACAATAACATTGCTATCATTTGTCTCTTGTGTTTGAATGGCATCTTGTTCTTCTATTTTAGGTTGTGATAAATCTACTTTTATAGGTTCATCATTTTTTGATAAATTTTTAGGTTTAAGCACTTTAGCTTTTACCTTAAGCTTTCCAGCTTTTTCTTGTGTTTGTGACATAATAAAATAATATAAAAATTAATATAAATTACGCAGGTATCTCTCCTTGCGTTTCAAAATTAGTAGGCGGAAGATCATTTTGTCTTTGACTAATTAATTTCGACTGTTGTGTAGCTTGCATTTCAGTTCGTTTGTCTTTACGATCTTCTATTTGAGCTTCTTTTTTGGTGTTTGTATCTACATCCATTTGTTTAAGCTTCATATCATACTCAAATTCTTGAGCCATTAATTGTAGCTTAAGTTGGTTTTCAGTTTGCATTCTTTGAATTTCAAACTGGGATTTTGCTTGTTCTATTTGTGTTTGAGTTTGAGCTAAAGCTTCACCTTTTTGTACTTCTTGCATAGAGGCTCTTTCTGATGCTTCAGCGTTTGAATCAGCTTGTGCTTGTATATTAGCCATTTGAGCTTGTTGATCAGCTTCTTGCTTTTTAACTCTTTTATATTTTAATACTTGATTAGCTAATGTTAAGTTTCTTATTTCTCTAATATCAATAGCATCTTCAAGATATATTTGATTTTGCTGTAAAGCCATTTGAATATTTTGTTCAAGCATAGCTTTTTCTTCTTCTTCTGGTTCTAAATCTAAGTATATACCAAAATCATAAAGATGTAAATCATCTATTTCATGTAATGTTGCTACGTTAAATTTCCCTATTGCTGCTTTTAAAGCGTTATTAGTTAAATCAAAATCAAGCATATCAGCTATTCTTAGTGATATGTTTTCACATGTTCTTAATGTTAAATATAAACTAGCATTTAAAATATGTTTAGTAGCTATGTTAGAAGCGTTGGCAGCCATTTTTTGCAATCCGACTAAAGCGTCCTTGTCTGGTAAACTGCCGTCTCGTGCTTCATTAAGACCTGTTACGTCTCTTATCATCTGTAAATAATACTGATAAGTATTAATTAATGATGCTATTTTTCCATTAGCACTAGATGTTTGTAATTCTTGAATAGGTACTTTACCTCTGTTAGGATCACCATCTTGTGTTAATGATCTACCAACTATACTACCAGTTTGGAAATACATATTAAGTGCTTCCTGTGGATTATAATTAGTACCATTACCTAAATCAACTTCTGCTAAACCATCTACATCTACAAATACACCATCTGGAACCATTCTAGCAATTACCTGTTGTAGTTTAAGTGATGTAAGCTGTATCATATCAGCAAAACCAGTTATACGTCCTACAAGTGAATCTATACGACCTTGATACATATGAGGTGCAACGATGTTGTAATTCATATTTACCTTAGTTAAATCACTTTTAGGTCTTGTCATGTTCTCTGACATTTCCCATCTTAACATTTGCTCAACACCCATAACCTTAGCTCCTGTAAACAATACTTCTATTGTTCTTGAAACTCTTTCAAAGTTATCATTTTCAGGTGGATTAAATGTATCTGGTTTTTCTAATACTTTTTCTAAACCATTATCTGTATTTTTAACTTTAAATACTTGATCTATGTAAGATTTATATTCAAAATAAATAACCTGAACTAAATCATTATCTGAATTAGGAGATCTCATATAAGCTTCTCTACCAGGATATTTTTGTATTTTTTTAAGTTCTTCGTTAGTTAAATTAGGAAATTCCTTTTTTAACTCAGGTATTGTAATGGATTTTATTTCACCTACATAATAAAGATCTTGAAAATTAGGATCATTTGTATATGAATAAACTAAATTAGCAGGATCAACATAGTCAATTACCACTCCTTCAGCTTTGTTAAAACTAGTTTTTACAGCTCCAATACCTACTGTAACTATATCTTCTGTAACTCTTTTGTTAATTAGTTCGTATTTATTAAAATCTAATACGTTATTAATAACTTCTTCTTCAGCAATTTCTACAGATTGTTTGTAGTTTAATTGCATGTGTACCTCAAGCTCTTCTTTTGACTGCGGTAAATTAGCAGGATCAACTACATTATAAACGTCTACACCTAGATTTTGTTGTATATTATCAAGCAAAGGCTTTGATAACATGTCTCTTAATATAGATGAAGCATAATTAGTTCTTTGTTTTTGTGAAAAAGGATCTTGAGCGTAAGCTTTTATATCATAATTTTTTGATGATATACCATTTACAACTATATCTACAAACTTAGGTATAATAGGTACTGGTTTCCAGTCTAAATTTAAATAAGATAAATCACCATTTATTGATAATTCATCTTTATATTTTTGCACAGGTTGTTCACCTCTAGCGTATAATCTTAATCTATTAAAGTTTTGAAAACCTTTTTGCCATCTTGTTCCATTAACTCTTCCGCCTCTAAACCATTCATATTCAATGGCTTGCCCTACTTGCAGACCATATTCCCAACTAAGCTTTTCTGCGACAGGTACTACCTGACTAGGAAAGGAACTATTAGTACTCGTATTAATCATCTAATTAATTATTTTTGATTTATAACCTTTGTTGTCATACTTGGAAAAATTTAAACTTACTTTTTCTTTTATAATTTCAGGCACAGGTCTATATTTATTTTTATTACAAGCCATGATTGCTAAGCCAGAGCTTATAGATGCATCGTGTTTTGTTCTTTTGTTTATATCAAATGCAGCCCAATCTTCTAATGTTCTTTGAAAATACATTGTTCCGTATTGTTCATTGTTATAACCAACAAACATTTCAATATAAGATTCAATAGCTGCAGCATGAGCTTGTTTAACATCTTCACTTGAATTAGGTATACCACCTATTTCTTTTTCAGTTACAGATAATTTATACATTGTTTTATCTGGTCTGTTCATAGAGTAACCTCTATAACCTCTTCTTTTTAACTGATATAATAATCTAGGTTTGTTGTTTTCAGCTAGTATTGGCATA